GAGATCATGTTTATCATCAGGTTAGTTGATTATAAGGATGAAAGATTTCTTTCCAATGAAGGTAAAAAGTACAACATCATCAGGACTTATGATAAAAATGGAGAGATGGTTGAACTCATCTGCTCCAGATTCACTTAATGGAGTGATCCTAGATGATCAAAGTTAAGTTGTTGGGTGTCGATGAAGCGATAAGCAAAATTAACCTCATTAATCGTGAAGCCTCCAATAAGATACAAGAACAAGTTGCTAAATCAGCCCGAAACATTTCCCGAAATGCTAAAAAGAGGGCTCCTGTACGAATTGGTAAGCTGAAGAAATACATCAAAATCAAGTATGAAAACAATCGTCTTGTGGCCGACATTGGACCAACGAAAAAAGTTTTCTACGGGATGTTTGCAGAGTTTGGAACGAAAAAAAGTCCTGCAAGGCCGTTTCTCTTTCCTGCTTGGGAGCAAGAAAGAGAACGATACCAAGCGGGGATTAAAAAAGCAGTAAAGGAACTGCTTTCTAGGGGGAAATAATATGAAGTCCTCCCTTTTACCACTTCAAATAGCCTTATATAAAAGGCTTTCGGGTGATTCAGCCTTGCGAGCAAAGATATCCGGTGTTTATGATTCGGTACCTGACGGAGCACCTTTCCCTTACATCACATTAGGAGAAGATACCTCTGTGGATGATGGGACGAAAACATATGACCAGGAAGAGGTCACACATACGCTTCATATATGGAGCCAGTACAAAGGGAAGAAAGAGGCGAAGGAAATCCTCTCCCTTGCATTAGAAGCCATTACTTCAAGTCCGTTGACTTTAGGTAATGGCTTTTCTGTTGAGTTTTCCCAGTTGGAATTTTCCCAAGTGTTTACAGACGAGGATGGAAAAACACAACATGGGGTCGCTAGATTCCGCTTTAAAATCAAGCAATAGGGGGTTAGATTATGCGCGGTGTAGATATTTTGATTATGATTGATAAAGATTCACTTGCCTCCACCCCAACAGGTGTGGCCGAATGGGTAGCAGCTGGGGGACAACGAAATGCAACCATTTCCGAAAAAAATGAAGCCCTGGATGTAACCACTAAAGACGGTGGAGCGGGTGCTTACGAGTATGAATACGGTCTATACGGTTGGTCGATTTCTGCTGATGGGGTTTATTCACCTTCTCAGGAGGCTTTCACTTTGTTGAAGAAAGCTATGAGATCACGCAAAAAAATAAAAGTCCGAGTATCCGAAGCAGGAAGTCCTACAGAAGAAGGGGAAGCGATCATTACCTCTTTTGATACAGAAGCTCCTTATGATGATAGCGCGACCTATTCAATGGAGTTCCAGGGTACTGGGTTCTTGACTGAAGTAACAGCACCTTAATTAAGATTAGGCCGCTGTTTAGGCGGCCTTTTTAAATTGTATGGAGGGACGTTATGAAAGGTTATGTAGAGGTTGAATTTGAAGGTAAAAACAAGCTATTACGCTTTGATTTTAATGCGATGGCTGACCTTGAGGATCTGTTTGGCGGTGGCATCGGTTATATATTCCGTGAGCACAATATTGGGTTTAAAACAGTTCGGGGGTTTTACTGGGCGGGTCTGAAGTGGAAGGAACGAGGACTAACAATTGAACGTGTGGGGCAAATGCTTCAAACCAAGATCGAAGAAGGAAAAAACATCGAGGAACTGATGGACCCGATCATAAAAGCTTTGGAGAGATCAGGATTCTTGGGTAAAAAGAAAGACGAAGAGGAAGACTCTGAAAAAAACTAGATCCAGGCATCAATTGGGAAATGATCAAAGAGGTAGCTTTTGGACCTCTCCAATTAATGCCTGATCAGATAGGGAAATTAACCATGACTGATTTCAATGACCTGATTAAAGGTTATGAATGGCGTTTGGAACGAGAACAGATTCAAACCGCAAAAGTCCTTTACTATCAGATGATTGCACACAAGTTAAGAAGGCCTATTAAGTATAAGGACATTCTTCAAAACTTCACTGGAAAAACAAAACAAAAGGAAACAACAAAAGAAGAAAATTTAGAGATGTTCAATGAATTGGTTGATAAGTTAGGCGTTTAGAAAGTTGGTGAACAAATGGCCGAAACGTTAGCCAGTCTTTTTGTCCGTATAGGAGCGGATATCACGGACTTTGAAAAAAACATGAAGGGCATGGAGAAGAACCTTAAAAACATAGGTGGCAAACTCCAAGACATTGGCGGTAGAATGGCTACCTCATTCGGGGCTGCCGGTGCAGCTGTTGCTGCAGGGTTAGGAATTGCATCCAAGACCGCTATGGATTTTGAAGCTCAGATGTCGAGGGTGGGGGCCATCTCAGGGGCATCATCTGAACAATTGGATTTGATGAGGCAAAGCGCTTTAGATTTAGGTGCATCCACATCAAAGAGTGCATCCGAGGTCGCAAAAGGAATGGAAAACCTTGCTGCTATGGGTTTTGAGGTCAACGAAGTTATTGGTGCTATGCCTGGTGTCATTAGTGCTGCTGAAGCCTCTGGTGAAGACATGGCAATGACAGCAGGTGTTATTGCATCTGCTTTGAATGCCTGGGGACTAGAAGCGAGCGAAGCAGGTCATGTGGCAGACGTATTGGCGATGAGCGCGAACCAATCTGCCGCCGGGATCAATGACCTTGGTTATGCTTTTAAATACGCTGCTCCTGTGGCGAACATGCTAGGTGTGAGTATGGAAACATTAGCCGCAGCCACAGGGATAATGACGGATGCGGGGCTTGCAGGGGAGCAAGCAGGTACATCTCTAAGAATGGCTTTGTTGCGATTGGCAGAACCGACCACAGATGGAGCCGCCTTACTAGAAGAGTTTGGGGTGCAATTAACAGATGCCAGTGGAAATATGATGCCGTTTGATCAGATTGTAGGTCAATTAAAAACAGGACTAGAAGGCATGGGTAACGCCCAACAAGCAGCGGCCCTCTCTACGATATTTGGAACAGAAGCAGTTTCCGGGATGTTAGCTGTTATCCAAAAGGGCCCCGATGAATTAAGAAAGCTAACCAAGGGGTTAGAAGAATCAGACGGTGCTAGTGCCAAGACAGCCTCACAAATGCGGGATAATTTAAAAGGTGCCATTGAAGAATTGAGTGGGGCCTTTGAAACCGCACAAATCACAGTAGGGAATTCACTTACTCCAGCTCTTACGTTTTTAGCCGATAAAATCAAAGGATTAGTTGAATGGTTTAATCAATTATCCCCAAGAACACAAGAATTCATTGCCATTGGTGCCGCGTTAACAGCCGCTCTATTACTTGCTGTCGGTGCTTTCGGGGCTTTGTTGGCTGCTGTCGGCGCGATGATTACCGGGTTTAGTGCCATCATGCCTGTAATAACGGCTGTGGGTGTGTTTATTGCTGGATTAAGTCTACCTATAACGGCAACGATTGCTGTCATATCTGCTTTGGTAATCGCCTGGGTAGCATGGGGTGATCAAATTAGTGCTATTACGATGCAAGTGGTTGGATGGATCACAACCAAATTCAATGAGTTGATGGCTTTCTTTCAAAATTTCAGCTTGGTAGAAGTAGGTAAGAACTTAATCCTTGGTCTATGGGAAGGGATTAATTCTTTAGGTGACTGGATTCGTTCTAAAGTTTTAGGTTTTGTAAATTCTATCGGAAGTACCATTAAAGATTTCTTTGGAATTGCCTCACCTTCTAAATTGATGATCTATTACGGTCAGATGATTGATGAAGGGTTGGCAGAGGGGATTGAATCAAGTAAGGGAAAGCCTATATCCGCAATGGATAATATGGCTCAGGCCATAACTGGAGCTCTGCAAAGAATTGATAATCAGTTAAGTTTATCAGCTCAAATTGCTGAAGCAAAATTCCGTTTGATCGGCTTACAAATGGAACAGACTGGGCTAACTTCTGATGTCTTGAAAGATAAATTAGGTTTGTTAAACGAGCAGATTCAGATTCAAAATGAGAAAATAACCATGGCCAATCAAGCATACGAGGATATGAAGAAGGTAAAAGGCGAAACTGCCGAAGAAACACAAAGACTCCTGTTGAAACTCATTGAAGAAAAGACTTCCTTAGAAGAATTGAAGGGGAAAGTTAAAGACCTTGCAGAAGAATGGTCAAAAGCAACAGCCGAGAAAAAACGATATGCCGATACACCGTCAGGTGGAGGCAGCGGCGGAGGCGGAGGATCTTCATCTGGTGGAGGTGGTTGGTCTTCAACAATACGCGACAGTTATGGTGGTGTAGGTACCATATCAGATAAGGGAGAATCGTGGGACTACAGGAAAGCAGATTACAGCAAAGCAACTGCACTAGCAGAAGGTGGGATTGTTACTAGGCCGACATTCGCCATGATTGGTGAAGGCGGAGAGAGCGAAGCTGTTATTCCTTTATCTAAGTTGAACGCCATGATGAGTCCAACATCTGGTGCAACAACCGTCATTGTTGAACTTGATGGTCGGGAAATAGCTAGGGGGACAGCTCCTCATTTAACTGATCTTATCCGCTTGAAAACGGGGTTGAGAATGCCATGATTATTAGGATTGGCGAGTTAGAACAAACCGTTGCGATTGATTTAGTAAGTATAGATCAAAACAGAGTTCATTTCAGAGTGGGAAGCGTTCGAATAGAAGATGCAGTTGGAGAACGATCTACTGCATCTTTCGTCGTTGTAGATTTGGATAAAACTATGCGGTTTAATAAAGGACAGCAAGTTCATATATTTAATGATGAAGAGACAACACTTTTGTTTGCAGGGGTTATTGATAAGGCAGATGCTTCATATATTTCACCAGATGGGCGTGGTAAGTTTCACCGTATAGATTGTTCAGATTGGCATTACATTACTGATAAACGGATCATCGCTAGATCCTATTCAAACGTTTCGGCTGGTTATATTGTGCGGGATATTATTTCCTATAAACTTGCTGAAGAGGGAATATCAGTAGCGGAAATACACGATGGTCCCATTGTTGTAGAAGCTGTATTTAATTATATCTACATTACCCAAGCATTGGATTCGTTGGCAGAAAAGGCAGGTTTTGTTTGGTGGATCGATAAAAATAAGGGCCTGCATTTTATCAATCGGTTCACTTATCAAGCCCCCTATGATGTTGATGATAGTTTTCCTTACCGTAATTTATCAGTTCGTAGAGCTGCACAAGGATACAGAAACTTTCAGTACATCCGTGGTGGAAAAGATGTCACCGATCCTCAAACTGAAATGTTTAAGGGTAACGGAAATCAAAAGTCTTTTACTGTTGGTTATCCAATTGCAAAAGAGCCAGTTATCAAAATAAACGGTGTTCAGTTAGCACCCAATGAAGTCGGAATAAAAGGTCTAGAATTCGATAAAAAGTGGTATTGGAACAAAGGTGATGCGATCATTACACAAGAGCAACTAGATTCACCTTTAATCGATTCAGACACATTAGAAATAACTTATCAGGGTTTGTTTGATATTATTGCCATAACAAAAGATGGTGCAGCCATTGAAGAACGGAAAAACGAGGAAGGCGGCACGGGTATCCACGAGGATATCTATGACAACCCTCAGCTAACAACCAGGGAAGCGGCTTTTGAAGAAGGGAATTCAAAACTCTCAAAGTATGCTCAAATAGGTGATACTGTTACGTTTAATACGGATCTTGAAGGGTTTCAGCCAGGTCAGTTCGCAAACATAAATTTACCTGACTACATGATCAATAGTCAATTCCTGATCGAGTCTGTGGAAGTGTCTGAACGAAGCAACGGAAAACCAACATACGATATCACAGCTGTGGATGGAC